CTTTGGTTGGCGGATCGATCTACACTTATTTTCAGAACACGGGGACGACCACGAATGCGAGGGGCCTTCGCGTAACGACGTTCGCGGCGGGGGTTGATCGAAATGATTCCGTTCAGCCGGTTCCGGTGGAGCTCTACGAGAAGTTGGGCCTCGATCTTTCGCGGCGTTATATCGTAATTTACACCTCGAGCACTTTGACTCCAGTAAGTCGAGACGGCGGGGGCGACGAGATCGGATTCGAAGGCAATCGGTACCAGATTCAGAGTGATACGGATTGGAGCCCTATTGACGGGTGGAAAGGGACTCTCGCAGTTTTGCTCCAACCTTCCGTAGCCCCGGTGGTGTCATGACCGATTCCGACATCGAAGTTGTCATCATGGGCATTCTTTCGGCGGAGTTCACGGACCCGAGCGCGACGGTTGAAGTCGTGCAGTCGTACAACCCCAAGTCCCAAGGCCCCCCGCTGGCACCGATCGTCACGTTTCAAAAGATTCTCGCGCGTAGGGTTGGTTTTCAGGGGCGGAGAGAGGTTTACAACTCTGGAAATGACGAATTCGACGCTACTGAGGCTTGGTTTCTCCGCGCTACATATCAGGTTGACACCTTCATTTCTTCGAATGTGGCTGTCGGGGCGTTGAACGCCTATGATATCGCAGACCTTTGCGCGGCCGCGTTGCAGTCGCGGGAGACTCGTCAGACGCTTTTGGCGAGCGGTATAGGAATTCAGCGGATCACAGACATTCGAACGCCCAAGTCCATGGACGATAGCGATAGATTTCAAATGAACGCGTCTTTCGATTTCGATTTGACGTATCAGAACACGAGAGTTTCCGTAGTCCCGCCGGCGACGGTGACGGGGTCAGTTACCCGCGTTTGACAGGGAGCAACAAATGCCCATTTCATTTTCAAAATATGTGAACATCGTCAGCGCGGTCGGGGGCGCAGGAGTTGCTACGGCTCGCGAGTTGATTTTGCGCCTCGTCAGCTCCGACCCTCAGATCCCGTCGGGATCAGTGGTAGAGTTTGACACGGCTGCAGAAGTGTCTACGTATTTTGGGGTGACGTCGCCCGAGTTTTTGCAGGCACAATTCTACTTCTCGTTCATCTCGAAGCTGGCGACGCAACCGAGCAAGATCAGTTTCACTCACTGGGCTGACGCCGCAACGGCGCCCCGCGTGTACGGTGAGATGGGAACCTATCTTCTCGCGGATTACACTGCGATTACTGACGGAACGTTGACGGTCACGATGGGCCCGGACACTGAAGTTTTCTCGGCAATGGATTTTACTTTGGATCTATCTCTAGCCGATGTCGCCGCGACGCTTGAAGCGAAGATACAGGCCGCGCCGCCGGCGACACTCCTCTGGACCGCAGCGACAGTCACGTACAACGCGACAGCCGGGCGCTTTGAACTCTTGGGCGGTGATACCGGCTCCGCAGCGATGGACGTGGCGGCAACGGGCTCTGGAACGGATATGCGTTCTCTGATCGGCTGGGCGCCTCCCGGAGCGCGGTACTCTTTCGGCTCGGATATCCAGACGGTGACGGAAGTCATGACGGAGTCAACGCAGCTCTCGAATAACTTCGGCTCTTTTTCATTCACCGACATCCTCTCGGCTGCCGAGTCATTGGAAGCGGCGACGTGGAATGACGGCGAGAACGTCAAGTTCATGTTCACTCAACGGGTTGGGGACTTGGACGCGGCAACGCTTCAAGCTGCTGTGTCGGACTTGTCAGGCATTGGTTTGACGCTTTATGATGGCGCTCTCGTGCCCGCTGAGTATCCGTGGCTTTTGCCCGCGGCGATCATGGCCGCGACGCCCTACTCTCGCCGTGCATCGGTGCAGAACTATATGTTTCAGCAGGCGTCGCTCACCCCTTCCGTAACGGGTGACACGTTGTCGGCGACTTACGATGCGATCAAGGTCAACTATTACGGGCAGACGCAGCAAGCGGGGCAGAACATTTCGTTTTACCAGCGAGGTTTCTTGCAGGGGCTTAGCAGTGACCCGATTGATATGGGGGTCTACGCTAATGAAGTGTTTTTGAAAGACGCCATTGGTGTTAGTATCATCAACTTGCTTCTCGCTCTTTCGTCGGTCCCTGCGAGCTCGAGAGGGATCAATCAGGTCCTTTCGGTGATCCAATCCGATATCGACGATGCGTTGACGAGTGGCATCATCAGCGTTGGAAAATCGCTGGATTCGACTCAGATTGCTTTCATCACATCTATTACGGGGGACCCCAACGCCTATCTGCAGATTGAAGGCATTGGTTACTGGATTTCGGCGCAGATTTTGGAGCCGGTGCCGGACGAGTTTGAAGTGAACTATACGCTTCTGTACTCGAAGAATGATTCCGTCCGGAAGGTCGAAGGGTCACACATTCTCATTTAGGGGTACAGACCAATGTCAGAAGACATTTCAGGATACGGCGCTAGCGTTCGCGTGCTCGCCTCCAATACGTTTCCGGCGGGGTTTGAGATCTCGCAGTTTGCCGACGATGCTGACGCGATAGATGCCCCGGCGCTGGACATCTCGGGGAACGCGATGGGTCTCAACGGCGACAAGGTCTCATGGACTTCCGCGAACCCTATACCCATTACGTTGAATTTGATCACGAATTCCGAAGACGACAGGAATTTGAGTATCTTGTTCGAGGCCAATCGGGCTGGCAAAAACAAGGCCAGTGCGAAAGACGTGATAACGTTCGTGATTAGTTACGCGGACGGGAGCATCACTACGCTTACCGGCGGGAGCTGTGTTTCGTTCATCCCCGCCAAGAGCATCGCCAGCGAAGGGCGGCTCAAGACGAACGCTTACGCCTTCGCATTCGAGAACCGGATCGCTATCCCGGCTATCTGAGAACGGAGTTGAATCAATCTATATGCTGATAGAACCGAAAGAAGTAGAAATCACAGCTCCCTCAGGCGAGGTGAAGAAGTTCGTCATCTCGAAGTTCAACGCAATCGCGGGGCGGGAGATTGTGTCTCAGTATCCCATCAGCGGGCTCCCCAAGTTGGGCGACTACAGCACTAACGAAGCGATCATGCTGAAGATGCTGGCTTTCGTTTCAGTCCAGGCGGGGGAGGTAGTGCTGCCGCTTACGACTCGCGAGCTCGTTAACAATCACGTTCCCGATTGGGAAACGTTGGCCAAGCTCGAGTGGGAGTTGATGGAGTACAACTGCTCTTTTTTCGGCAACGGCAAAGTCTCAGGTTTCTTGGACGAGTTGACAGCGAAGCTCCCCGAGTCGATTTTGTCAATATTGACAACCTTGTTGGAACGATCATCGCTGCCGGTCAAGCAACCCTCCGAGAGTTGAAGACGGTTTACTCTCTCGAAGATGCCTTCGACATCTGGGAGGCGATTGCGGTTAGCAAATACAACGAATATCTTGCGATCAAACACGCGCAGAAATTAGCGAAGGCGAAATGAGTGGGTTCAGTCCTCGAAACCTTCTACATCCTGTTTAAGACGGACGCCGGGGACGTCGAAGAAGGCGTCGAGAAGGCGACCGGGGCCACTGATAAGCTCGAGGAGAGCATCGGTGGCGCGGACAAAGGGTCCGCTGAGCTCGGAAAGAAGTTCAACACTCTCGCTACTAAAGCTGTTGCAGCTTTTGGGAGCGTCTTCGCTGTAACGCAGCTCATCGCGGGCGCGCGAGGGGTTGCGAACCAATCGACCGAGCTCGGCGTATTGGCCGACATCCTGGGTGAGAGCTCCGCAGAGATCACTAATTGGGGCCGTGCTGTCGAGAACATGGGTGGCAGCTCGGAGGCTTTCCAGGGGACTCTGAGGGGCCTTAACGCAAGTCTGACAGATGCCCTAGTGGGCGGTCCTAACGATGCCTCCAAGGCTCTGGGAATCCTTGGGCTGTCGGCTATTGACTCCAATGGGATGCTGAAGTCCACACTCGATCTTCTGCCAGAGATCGCGGGGGAGTTCTCGAAGCTGACCCGGACCGATGCCCTCGCTTTGGGGAACATGCTTGGGCTCGACGAGGGGACGATTCTCCTCATGTCTCAGGGCGAGGCGGGGGTGCGCGCTCTTGTCGCTCGGCAGCGCGAAATGAACGTTGTCACTGATCAAGATACGGAAGCGCTCCGCCTTTTCAATGCGAAGTGGAATGAGTATCTCAATCTCGCGGGGGACGTGGGCGCAACTACTCTTGTCACGATCTTGCCCGCGCTTGAGATGGTCGAAAAAGCAATGATTGCGGTTTCCGATTGGGTGGCAGGGAACGGCGATCTAGTCATTACGTTTTTCAAAGGCGCTGCAGTTGTAGCTACGCTATTCGCTGCACCATTGATTATCGCCGCTGTGAAGTTCATTGCGATCGGCGCGGCTATCGCTGGCGTGTCGATGCTCCTCGGCTTGTTGATCGAAGACTTTCAGGCGTTCTTTAATGGTCAAGAATCGGCCATCGGGAATATCATAGAGTTTTGGAAGCGGCTCGCTTCAGAGGGGGTGGGGAAGCTGAAAGAAAAGCTGCAACCGCTCGTTGATATGTTCGAGAAGTTGAAAGAAGGGCTCTCGTTTGACATCTCGGGCGCGTTGGGGGGCTTGGGTGAAAGCCTGTTGGGCTCGGTAGGCATCGGTCAAGGCATGCTGGCTTCGGCTTCGGGTGCGCCCATTCAAGCGATGGGCGCCGCTAGCGCTGCGGGGGTTGTGGGCGATAGCAACAAGTCAACTACGGTCAACGTTGGCGAAGTCAATATCGCGACTCAAGCAATTGACGCTGAGGGTATCGCGGCGGGGGCTTCCAATGCGCTCGTAACTCAGATGCAAAACGCAATCGACAATTCAGACGACGGGATAGCGGCATGAGCTTTGGAGTCACTGCACTTATACCCACATTTGGGGAAGATGTCGTTGCGGTGTATCTCCAAAGCGATAGGGGGGATGACGAGCAAATTTTTGTGGACGCGCACATCATTCAAGCGGAGGTAGACGAGCACGTAACTTTCTACAAACACCCGTTAGAGAATGGGCGAAGCATCGTAGACCATCGGATTATCGAGCCTGTGACCATCACTATGAGGGTTATTCTTGTAGACAGCCAGTCTCTTTTGAGACTGGCGACGGGCAATAGCTTGATCGTTCGGGCAAGAGACATTTACAGACAAATTCGACAGGATTTTTTAGCGGGTTCGCTTCTCTCTATCCAAACTCGGACGAACACGTATCGCAATCAGATCATACAGGGAATTCCGCATGCGGAAACTGCGGAGATTTTCGACGGGGTTGTGCTGACGTTGAACATGAGCGAGCTTCAGCGCGAAACCGATAACGTCACTTGGGCCCCTGCGGATGAAACACAGGAAAGTACCGTTGGCCGAGGTAAGGTGAACCCGCTAGAAGTTGCGGCGCCGGTAGCCGCAAGTGTGACCGCTCAAGCGGAACTAGTTTTGGGGACTGTGTGATGCCGGTTCGCATCCCCTTGCAAGCGGTCCCTAACCAAAGCTTCTCAGTATTGTTGGACAATCAGCAATACGAAATCGCGTTCAGGGAAATTGGAAATTCCGCAATGGCGGTATCCATGTCTCTAAACGGTGTCGTATTGATGAGCAACGCGCGTTTTTGCGCGGACGATCCTTTGATCGCCCACCCATATTTGGAAGGGGATGGAGGGAATTTCTTTTTCGTGTCAGACGATAAGCAGATCCCTTACTACACTTTTTTCGACGTGACACAGAAGCTTTACTATCTCGCCGCTGCGGAGATGGCTGATGCTCGATGAACGAAAAATCCGTGTTACGATCGGGCTAGACAACGGGCGTTCTACACACGTTTTTGAGACTCTGGCGATCAGCGCTATTGGGTCAAAGCATTCCAGCGCGATACAGAACAACGCAGAGGTGCGTATAGCCAACGTCGACAAAGACCTTCGTGATCAGCTCTTGACCGAAGGGACGCCGTTCAACGCCCTGTGTCCGAAGAACACAGTCCTAGTCGAAGCGGGGCGGGAGAGTTCAGGGCTTTCTCAAGTGTACTTCGGTGACATTACAACGGTCAATGTCACGCAAGCCCCGGACATCTGGCTCGTAATTCGCGCTCTCACAGGGCAGCACGCGAAGCGGAAAACGGTCGCACTAGGGGACCAGACGACTTCAACGTTCAGCTTTATTGCGGGCCAAGCCGCTAAGGCAATGGGCGTTAGCTTGGACTTCCAAGCGGAAGATAAAAACGTTGTGAACTATTCATACAGTGGCTCGGTAGGTAAGCTCGCGGATTCTTTGAGCGAAATTTCTATCGGTGTCGATGCATACATCGATGACGATCGTTTAGTAGTGCGCCCTCGAGAGCTCGAGCAAATCGGAGCGATCCCCGTGAACATAGATACGGGGATGATTGGCATACCTGAATTTATAGACTTCGGCTCGCGATGCACGGTCTTGTTAGACCAGCAGATCCAACTCGGCCGAGACATTGATTTGCAAAGCGCTGCGTATCCCGCGGTAAATGGCCGGTACAACATATACAAGCTCGGGTTTAATATCGCAAATCGAGACAGTCCGTTCTATTACGTGATCGAAGCCGCGCGTCCGCTGCCGCGAGGATGCTCCTAAATGGCCGACGAGTCTCAAAATTCGCGGAACCCCGCTAATAGCGGTTCCATGTCGGGCATGTTGCGCGAAGTCATGTCGAAATTTTTACAGGGGGTGGATGGTATGCTCCCCGCTGTCGTGATTTCCTATGACCGCGACGAGAACGTCGCGGAAGTCCGCCCGTTGGTCCAGGTATTGAAAACAGATAACACTTTTGTCGATCGAGCGAGGATTGCGAGCGTTCCTGTAATCAATATTGGTGGCGGGAATGCTGTTTTGACTTTCAACATTGAGCCCGGGGATTTGGGTTGGATCAAGGCGAACGATCGAGACATATCCCTTTTCATGGATTCGCTGTCGGCTGCGCCGCCTAACACGCTCCGAAAGCATTCGTTTAGTGATGGGCTCTTTATCCCTGATCAGTTTAGGAAATGGACGCTTGCCCCTGAAGACTCTGCGAACGCTGTGTTTCAGACTTTGGACGGGACTCAACGGATAGCGCTGCATGATGACAAAGTGAAGATAACTTCAAATGCTTTGGTGGAGATAATCTCGGACGTACAAATTTCAGGTTCGCTTGTTGTGGGGGATGGAATACTAACTTTTGGCGCAGGTATTTTTACCGACAACATTACGAGCTTTGCTGACTTCCGCACTTCTACCGGGCTCACGCTCAAAACTCACGTTCATCCGCCGGGGACTTTGGTTACGCCTGCTGGTCCGGCTGCGGGGACTTCGGGAGTGGGACAGTGACAAAAATTCTCGGCGAAAACGCCAATCGAGATCTCTATGTAGGGCCTAACAACCAGTTAGTTTTGCTGACGGACTTGGATGCAACGCTACAAGCTTGTGCGAGCGTAATTGAAACTCAGCGGGGCGAAGTGCAATACGACACATCGAGAGGGGTCCCGACGAGCCAAACTCTTTGGGCTGGTATACCCAACCATCAGCGATTCCGGTATTATGCACTTGACGCATTGAGAGGGATTTCGGGGGTTCGCGAAGTCAAGCAATTTGCCACGGAAAACGCGGGTGGCGATTTCACATACACTGCCACGATCGAAACGGTCTTCGGGACGGGAACCATAGGGAACACACTCAATGCCGTATGATTACATCAACGAAACGGGGGTGGTGGTAGCTGACGTAGAAGACACCCAGCAAACCGTCGAAGACGAGTACAAAGGTGTGTTCGGAGCGGACTTCGACGTGAGTCCCGAAACGCCCGAGGGCCTTTTGATTAGCGCTGAGGTGACGTCGCGAAATGGTGTCGCCACAAATAACGCGCTCTTGGCTAACCAGATTAACCCCAACATCGCGGCGGGGGTGTTTCTCGATGCGTTGATGGCCTTGACGGGTCTCACTCGTGTTGCGGCTACATCGTCAACTTTCTCGGTTGACGTGGCCGTGTCTGGCGTTCCCCTCACATTCATTCCGCAAGGTTCTATCGCCGCGACTGTAGCGGGGGACCGTTTTGTCACTCTTTCTGATGTCACTTTGGACGTCTCGGGTTTGGGGTCGGTGCCTTTCGCTTCGGAAGACACTGGCCCGATCCCCGCTGGTATCGCGACGCTGACCACCATTGTTACGGGTATCATCGGGTGGGAAATTGTTATCAACTCAGTTGCGGCCACCCTTGGAACTGATTTGCAGAGCGATATCGACGCTCGAGCGGTGAGAAAACAAACCCTGGGTTTGCAAGGGACCGCGACAGTCGCGGCGATCTTCGCAGCGGTTCGGAACGTGAACGGTGTTCGAAGCCTCACTTTTCGTGAGAACCCCACGAGCTCGCCCATCACACCCACACCCCCGGACAATCTCACTCTGCTAGCAAATACAATCTGGCTGTGTGTGGACGGCGGGTCTGACGAAGACGTAGCGACGGCGCTCGTCAGTACGAAGAGTATGGGCGTGTCGTGGACTATCGGGAATAGCGCGGCTACTGCGGGCGACAGCATAACCGACCCAACGTCTGGCCAAGTCTATAGCGCTATTTGGGACATTCCGGATATCATTCCGGTACTCTATGAAGTGACGATAGCGGCTTCAACGATTTCAAACGCTACCGCGATTGTGAAGCAAGCTATCGTAGATTACATAAACGGGGATCTCGAAGGCGAAGAAGGCTTGGTTGTGGGCGCTGATGTATCACCGTTTGAGGCCGCGGGGGCGATCACGCTTGTCGAGCCAGGAATCGAAGTACTGAACGTGGAAGTAACGACCGTAGCGGCGGCTTCTTTCGCCCCGGTTACTATCGCAATCGAGCTCTTCGAGAAGGCTACCGCGGACGCCGGATCTGTGACGGTGATTGTCGTATGAGGATTCAAGACTTCAATCTATCGGCGGACATCCTCCGTTCTTTGTTGTGGCGCAACAACGAAGCCCCGAATCTGACGGCGCTTCTCCAGAACAAACAAGACAATTTCGACGTAGAGCATCAAGAATTCTGGGACGACTGGATAACAGACGTTTTCGATTTGCGAACGGCCAACGAATTCGGGTTGAACTTGTGGGCGATCATACTAGGGATCAGTATCGCGATCAGCTCAGAAGAAGAGGCGCCTAACTCGAGTTGGGGTTTCGGTCCTAACCGCAAGAATTTTGACAACGGGAATTTCTCTTCCTCCGCAGGAGATCTCGTCTTGAGTTTGGACGAAGCGCGCATCGTCTTGCGATTGCGCTACTACCAGCTGACTACAAATTGTAACGTCTTCGATTTGAATTTGATGCTGGCGGATGTGTTTGGGGATTTGGGCCCGGCGCATGTGAAAGAAGCGGGCACCCTGGCAGCCGACTATTGGTTCCTTTTCGATGTGTCTTCAATCCTGCTACTAGTTTTCGACAATTTCGATATCCTCCCCCGGCCGGCGGGTGTGGATGTCGGAATCGTTGTCGTACCCTAAGGTGAAATCATGAGCAAATTTTTCAATATTCCTTGGGCGACCGGGGGCGACAAGA